AATTGCCGGACGTGGTTATTTATACAGTAGCGGAGTGAAAAACAGAAAATGCTGAACATTACGCCAAATTTAGCGCAAGGACGTGGATTGAACGCACTGCGTGCAAACTGGAAGACTCATGCCAGTTTCATGATTTACAGCCCTGTAGGTTCAGGTAAAACAGGACTGGCGGCATTCATCACTGACGGCCTGATTTCCCGCAACCTGCGCGTAATGTTTGTAGCTCCGTACACGGTGCTGCTGGACCAAACCTCTAGCCGTTTCGTTGAATATGGCTTGCCAGCCGAAGAGATCGGCTATGTGTGGCGTGATCACCCAGCATATGACCCAACTCGCCTGATTCAGATTGCGTCCGCTGATACGCTTATTCGCCGTGAAATGCCGGAAAACATCGATCTGCTGTTTATCGATGAAGCCCATTTGAAGCGCAAAAAGATTCTGGAAACCATCGATCATCTTACGAAGAACACAGCGACGAAAGTGATTGGTCTGTCCGGTACGCCATTCGCTAAATTCCTCGGTAATTACTATCAGAAGCTGATCAAGCCGACGACGATGAAAGAGTTGATTGAAATCGGAGCACTGAGCAAATACGAATTCTACGCCCCCTCAACGCCAGACCTGAGCAAGATTAAAACCGTCAGTAATAGCGATTACGGCACTGACTACAACGAAACCCAGATTTCTCGCGTGATGAGCGATGCAAAACTGGTTGGTGACATTGTTCAGAACTGGCTGGAGAACGGTCAAAATCGCCAAACCGTCTGTTTCTGTGTCGATGTGGCTCATGCCAATTTCGTAGCGATTGAATTTAACCGCCTGGGCGTGTCTGCTGAAATCATGACGGCAAAAACACCGCATGACGAGCGCCAGTTGACCATCCGCCGCTTTGAACAGGGCATCACAAAAATCATCGTCAATGTGGGCGTACTGGTTGCTGGGTTTGACAGTGACGTGCGCTGCATCATCTACGCCCGCCCCACAAAATCAGAGATTCGCTGGATTCAGTGCCTGGGCCGCGGCCTCCGTTCTGCTCAAGACAAAGATTATTGCCTGATATTCGATCACTCCGGCACCGTACACAAACTGGGTTATCCGGATGACATTGAGTATGACGGCCTACTGTCCAACTCTGACGGAATGGAAGACGCTCCGGTTAACAAGCCAAAAACGGACCAGCCTGAGCGTCTACCGAAAGAGTGCCCATCCTGCCATTTCGTGAAGCCTGCCGGAATTTACATCTGCCCTAAATGCGGATTTAAGCCTCTGGCTGGTGAGGACGTGGAAACCGACCGCAGCCGTGGCCTAGCCAAAGTCAGTAAAACCAAAGAAAAGCACACCGCTGAAATGAAACAGGCGTGGTGGTCACAGATTCTGTTCTATCAGCGCATCCGCAGCACGCAGGGAAAACCCGTCAGTGACGGTTGGTGCTCTCACACATACCGCAAGAAATTTGGTGTCTGGCCTAAAGGCTTGCACCGCACCCCGCAAGAGATTTCACCGGAAGTCATGAATTACATCAAATCACTACGCATTGCCTACGCAAAAGGCCAAGCCAAATCAGAAGGAAAAGCAGCATGAAAACGTCACAAGCGGCTATTGGCAAATGGCCTCAGATTTTTGAGTATTACGGATTACCGCCTGTTACGGGGAAAAACCATTTCAAGGGTGAATGCCCTATGTGCGGCAAGAAAGGGAAGTTACGCATTGATGATAAAGACGGCGCTGGGACGTGGGTATGTGTCTGCGGCTCAGGCGACGGCTGGTCATTACTGACTCACTCAACAGGGAAAGATTTCGCCACGCTAGCACCTGAAGTCGATCGCTTAATCGGTAATGTTTACGTCCGCGACGAACAACAAGCCCCAGCGCCGAAAAGCGCCCCGCAGGCGCATCGCGAAAAGGTCATCCGCAAATTTCCCACACTGGCACATCTGCGGGGAACGCCAGCTTCTCAATATCTGTTTAATCGCGGCATAACCAGTCTACCGACAGATGCTATCCGCTATTGTGACAGCCAGCGTGCACTCGGAAAGGTTTATCAGGCCATTTACTCACTGGCTACAGATGACAAAGGCAACCTGTGCTACCTGCACCGGACATTATTAGACGGTGATAAAAAAGCCGACATAGGCCAATCGCAAAAACGCCTGATGAAGCTGCAAGCCGACAGTTATCTTGAACACGCCCGATCAGTTGCAATCCGTATGTTCCCAGTCGCTACAACGCTGGGTATCTCAGAGGGCATCGAAAACGCGCTGTCATGCCATCAAATCACCGGTTGTAACACATGGTCGGTGATTAACTCCGGTTTCATGAAAAAGTTCCTCGTCCCGCGTGGTGTAACGCATTTGATTATTTTTGCGGATATGGACAACAACGCAACAGGCCACGCTGCGGCGTTCGCCTGCGCCCACGCAAATCTAATGGCGAAAAACGATCTCCAGCGTGTATCTGTGCGGTGGCCTAAAAGTGGGGATTTCAACGACCTACTGACAGAGGGTCGCGACGTCTACGAACAAACATTTTATCGCGGTGGTGTTCAATGATCAGAATGCTGCTGAATCCTGTAGTCGTCCCTGAGTTGGGGCAAGTCATTATTCGCCCAGGGCGTGACAAACTGGCAATGTTCCGTCAGCGAATAGTTGTGACTTCCGCTACTCATGACATGAAAGACAAGCCGTCTGGTGTACTGCAAACAGAACAGCCGCTGATTAACGAGAAATGGATGGACTTTCTGACACACGAGCGAGTTTTTGCTGCTGCGGGTGGAAAAAATGCGCTGGTGGCATGGCTGAAACAGGAAATTGGTTGTCAGTGGCACGGCGATTACCATCATGAAGAGACAACAATTCTAGAAAGTGAATCAAGTGCGATCCGTTTGTGCTGGCATCACGATAATGAACTGCGTGAAAGTCCTGATATGGTTCGAGTCCACGTAGCACAAAATATCGCAAACTATGTTGTCTATTCAGCACGCCATTGGTTTTTATTTCCCGAAGGCCATCAGCTGACAGAACCGGAAATAAGCTGGTGGTCTGTGCTGCACAACGTTTCAGATTTACTCCCGCGTGACGCAATCCGCGCAGCACTACGCATGCCGATTATCGCAGAGCAGCCAGGACCACAACGTGAATGTGACCTCGTTTGTGAGTCTGTAGTGCCTGCAAGAGGGATTATTGAAAACCGCGTCGGGCAGATTCAGCCCATCCTGAAACTCGTTATCGATTCAGAGCCTGCGGCTGGCTTCATGCTACGTCCAAAACTGAAACGCTGGGAACACGAAAAATACACTCGATGGGTAAAAACGCAAGCGTGCTGCGCGTGTGGCGAACGTTCAGACGACCCGCATCACATCATTGGTCACGGACAGGGTGGTATGGGAACAAAGGCACACGACCTGTTTGTTATCCCACTCTGCCGAATCTGTCATGACGCATTACACAGAGACATGAACGCATGGGAAGCAGAGCACGGCAGTCAGATAGAGCTGTTGTTCCGTTTTCTGGATTATGCGCTGGGCATCGGCGCGATAGTTATCGATCGGAAGAGGGCATAACGATGAACCAGCAATATTTGGAATACCTGCGCGGCTGTGTGAGTACAGCTCTAGCTGACATACACAGAACCAGCACAAGCGGGGCAGGTGTAGGGGCTATCAGAACGACAAAATACCCGCGCCAGCGTAAGCGAGTCGTTGCGCTAGACGACCGTAATGTTTGTGCCACAACAGACGCGATGCACTGCCCTGAAACCCGCAGCAGAAAAAGACCTGCTCCACCGATTGACCCCATCACATACGGAACGGCGTCATGGCGTAGAGCTGTTAATGAATTAGATTCACATCATACTGCATGGGTTCGTTACTGCTACGGCAACGACTTGAACTATGAGTATCAGAAAGCAATCTGCCTACATGTTTGGAACGAATACAAGCCAACTCTGACAGGGAAGAAAACTACAGATAAAGTACGCCGCCGTATTGAATCACTTGTCTGGCTGGCCGTTCAGCGCTACGCAGCAACATGCGGCTGCTTATTCGTTTCTCGCGAGTATAACGATAGTGAATTAGCGAAATTGTCAGGCGTTAGCCGCTCTACCTGGTCAGAGAATTATAAGCATCACTGGGACGGTTTAACGGAGATGGTTTCCGAGCTGGACAGCGAATCACTTAACACAATTATTAAAAAGAGAAATGAATCACGTTTAAAACAAATCGATACACAATCATTGCAAAACCGAACAAATTAAGCTAAATTTAACGTTAATTTGATATGCTGCCATAAATTTAATTGGCGGCAACAATAAACCCGCCATCAGTGCGGGTTTTTTATTAGAGTGGCGGGATTTCTCGACGCACAGAGCTGAGATAGATTTTATTGTCATCAGTAGTGCTGACAAACCACTCTGATTTAATCCATTTGTTAACGGCCTGAGCATCAACGCCCATGTGTCGAGCAAATGCGGCTTTATTTCCGCCGAAATTTTTGTCGATGTATTCAGTGAGGCTCATTATTACTCCGCGATGATTGCAGGGTTAACGATGAGATAGCTAGTGCCGTGCTCGTCGTCCATTTCTACAGCATCGAAACCGAGGTGAGCAGCTACGCGACCCCGTAAACGTTGCATTTCCCAGCCAGCGTCTTCAGTTGCAGAGCGAGGGGACAGAAACTCAGCGAATGAATCGTCACACTCATCATCAGTGATAGCGTTAGCGATTTCTTCGATAGTGTCTACGTCGGCTTCAATTTCGCTGCTCAGAAATGAAATCACTTCATCGATACGAGCGTTCAAATCTGAACTGTCAGCAATGTTTTCTACGTTGTATGAGTGAACGAAGTTACCGTGAGAATCCGCAGCATCAAAATCAGCACTAGCGAAGATACCATCAAAAACGTTGTCGCCTGACATCGCAAAAGCGCCAACTTTGATTACTGGAGCTACGTTGCTGTATGAGCCGTGGAACAGTTTCATTTTGAGCCCCTCAATCTCGTTTCGATACAAACAATATAGTCAAAAACTGACTATATTGCAACATTTATTTTCACCTTTTCAATAACACACAGCGCCCCGTAAAACGGAGGTGGAGTCATGATCCGTATGGACAAAGTTACCACTGGTATTTCATACGGGGCGTCCGGTGCCAGTTCTGGATACTGGATGCTCCAGTTACTCGATACAGTTTCTCCCACTCAATGGGCGGCAATCGGCGTTCTCGGTAGCCTCGTTTTCGGTCTGCTGACGTTTCTCGTCAATCTGCATTTCAAAATCAAAGAGGATCGTCGTAAAGCGGCGCGGGAGAGCTAATGAGCAAGCGAAAAATTGCAGCAGGGGTTATTTGTTCCGTCAGCGTCATTATCGGGATTGTGCTGGATAACGGACAACTAAGAACGAATAAAGCGGGGCTGGAGTTAATTGGCAATGCCGAATCGTGCCGCCGTGACCCGTATGTGTGTCCCGCTGGCGTGCTTACTGACGGTATCGGCAATACGCACGGCGTTGTGAGTGGAACGCGAAAAACCGACGAGCAGATCGCTGCAGACTGGGAGAAAAACATCTTGGTCGCTGAGCGTTGCATTAATCGTGAATTCCGTGGTCGTGATATGTCAGATAACACGTTCAGCGCAATGGTTTCAGGTGCGTTCCGGCTGGGCTGCACAGGGCTGAAAACCTATTACAGCAGAGCAAGCGGCCAGCGTGTGCAAACGTCAATTCACAAATGGGCGCAGGCTGGTAGTTGGGCGAACATGTGTAACCACCTGCCGGACTTTGTTAACGGCGGCGGTCAGCGTTTGCCGGGGCTCGTCATTCGTGCCGAAAAAGAGAAAGCGCTATGTCTCAGTCAGTAAAACTACATCACGGCGACTGCCTCGACGTTCTGCGATCAATGCCGGACAACTCAGTAGATAGCATTGTTACTGACCCACCGTACGGCCTGAAATTCATGTCGAAAAAATGGGACTACGATGTGCCTTCAGTAGAAATATGGACTGAGTGTCTGCGCGTATTGAAACCGGGTGGTCATTTGCTGTCGTTTGCAGGAACACGCACCCAGCACCGCATGTGCTGTCGCATCGAAGATGCCGGTTTTGAGATTCGGGACATGATCGCGTGGGTGTATGGGTCAGGATTTCCAAAATCTCTCGACGTGAGCAAAGCAATTGATAAAGCGGCTGGCGTAACGCGCGAGACCGTTGGTTTCGACGAGAAGAAATTGAGACCTAACCGTATAAATCGAGGACTTGTAAACTCAGCGGGTGGTAGCGGATATCATGCTGATAACGGCGCTACAGTAACCGCGCCCACTACACACGAAGCAAAACAATGGCACGGATGGGGGACGGCACTTAAACCGGCGCTGGAGCCGATCACCGTCGCACGCAAGCCATTCAAAGGCACCGTGGCTGCTAATGTGCTGGCGCATGGTACTGGAGCGCTGAATATTGATGGGTGTCGGGTTGATACTATCGAAAATCTGAACGGCGGCGCTTATGCGAAAAACGGCCGACAATCCGTCTCCGATTCTCTGCGGCAAAGTGGCGACATGAACGTGCTTGTTGCATCCGCAGGTGATTATGTTCAGCCAACAGGCCGCTGGCCAGCAAACCTGATTCATGACGGCAGTGATGAAGTGGTGTCACTGTTTCCGCACACAAAATCTGGCGCTATACGCGCCGGAGCTCCCGCAGGAATTGATATGCGGGCTGGTGATGCAGACAACACCCGTTCGGGTGGGAGACCGCCGCAGCCGAAAGACATTTGCGGCAGTGAGGGCTGTGCCTCCCACTTTTTCTACTGCGCTAAAGCAAGCCGAAAAGACCGTAATGAGGGTCTGAATGGGTTTGATTTGCGGCGCAGTGTTGATGACGATTGGGTTAGCGAGAGTCGTAAAAATACGGCAGGCGGCGGAGTTCCGTCAGCACAGCAAAATCATCATCCAACTGTAAAACCCACAGACCTGATGGCCTATCTCTGCCGTCTCGTCACGCCTCCTGGCGGAACCGTCCTCGACCCTTTCATGGGTAGCGGGAGCACAGGCAAGGCGGCGGTATTGGAAGATTTTCAGTTCATCGGCATTGAGCGTGAATCTGAGTACGTAGAGATAGCGCGTGCTCGTATTGCTGATGCACAGAAAAAGGCTGACGCGGCATGAGCATCATCCCTGGCTGGAAAATAACAGCTCTGGCGCTGGTGGCTGGCATTGCGATCGGTTGGTACGTTCAGGGGTTGCGCTGGGATGCTGATGCTGCGGAACGTGACAGCAATGTATCTGCTGCAAACGAACAGCGCGCCGAAACGATAACGTCAAACGTCATCACATCTATGCGCATCATTAACACAATCACGCGAGCTAATGCAGATGCAAAACAGCAGATACAGAATGAATCTGAGACGCGCATTGTTCATATACGTCAATCGTTATCTGGTGAGAGATGTGCTGCTAATCCTGTTCCTGCTGACGTGGTTAACCGGTTGCGCGAGCACGCGGACAGAATACGTAACAGCTCCAGTAGCGCCGATTCCCGCCGAACTGCTGATTGACTGCATCGTGCCGGAAATACCGTATCAGATGACGTATGGCGACAGCGTTGAACTGAATGAACGCCTGCTGACCGTTATTGAGAAGTGTAACGCCGATAAGGGAGCGATACGCCAAATCGAATTAAACCGATCCTCGCAATAGCGGGCGCGGTAGCGAAATAACAAACCCATCCAACAAGGGAAAATCAATGGAAAACCAACACCGTAAAATTTCTGGCTACCGCGAACTGACGACGGAAGAAATCGACCTGATGAACCGCATTAAAGCCAAAGGGCAAGAGTTGCTGGGGCTGCAAGCAGAACTGGCTGGGCGTATGAAGACCGATTTCGACTTAAAGTTAGCCGCCGCATGTGATGCACAGCATGGTACCGGATTCGATGTGTATCAAGGCGCCTCAGATGAGGCTCAAGAATACCGTCGCTTTATTGCAGCTGAACCTGAGCGCTGGGCATCCATTGGCAAAACTGACATTCAAACCGGAATTATGGCATTGGTGCGTGCGGTGGCTCAGCCGACAACCTGTTAGGCATTACAACAGGCATTCACTGAGTGCCTGTGATAATGCTGCTGTATACTCTCTAAAACATTGGAGGGGATATGTCACATAATTTGGGTGATTTACCGCGTGACGAGCGGGACAAAATTAACGTCGATTTAGCAGCGTCCGGCGTAGCGTACAAAGAGCGCATGAATCTGCCAGTGATATCGGAGCAGGTAGAGCGTGAACAGCCGGAACGTCTGCGCGAATATTTCCGCGAGCGTGTGGCGCACTACAGAAACGTGAGCAGGACGTTACCGCGCGGCACTGATGCTGTGTATCAGCAGATGTCAGAGGCCAACGGTAAGAAGTAAACACAACGATCACGAACAGACCGCCTACGGGCGGTTTTTTGTTGGTACGAGGTTGAGTATGGCAGGACTCAAAGAATTATCAGCCGAGTTACAACGCGTTAAAAAGCAAATTCCATTCGCAACGGCTCAGGCATTGACGAGTGTTGCACGCAAAATTCAGGCGTCGCAAAAAACAGCATTTCAACGAAATCTGGAAAACCCTACCCCGTTTACAGTCAATTCGCTAGGGTCTGTGGGGGCTAATAAAAACAATTTAAAAGCCAGAGTATTTGTTCGTGATATTGCTGCCAGCTATTTAAAGCCATTTGAATTCGGTGGTGTTCATAAGCTGAATAGTCAGGCATTGCTCAATCCCAAAAACATTAAGCTGAATAAACACGGCAACCTGACGCGTAACAAGATGTCGCAACTGAAAGCCAAGCCGGATGTGTTTGTTGGCGAGGTCGGTGGTGTAAACGGTGTGTGGCAGCGCAGGAAGGCGAAGAAGACAAAGAAAGGGAAAAAACGGCTGAAGCGATCACAAAATGGTTCTCGTCGTTCTCGACAGAAGATGCCAGCGCCAAAGTTGTTGATTCGTTTTGGTGACGCGCTGCAAGTCAACCCAACCCTAGGTTACATGGACAGGGCTAACACGATGGCAGCAGCATTGATGCCGGGTGAGCTGAGTCGGGCGATAGCAGAAGCGATGAGGACGGCGAAATGATACTTTGATGAATAATTCATTCATCGATATTAACTGAGGTGATGCCATGTTTAACGATTCAGATCATCAGCAGGACTCAACGCTAGGCCTAACTGAAATTCGTAAAGTATTGGATTCAATTCAGAGTGATCTGGAGGAAGCATTTAATTCAGTGGATAGTGCCGAAGCAGGAGCAGGTACAGCCTGGTATGCGCTAGACAGGTTGCATGCCATCGCGGAAAAAGCAGATGAAGCACTACGGGGCGTTACAACGTAGGTCTCAATAAAAATGGGTCCTTCCTGGCACTTTTGTAAAGCACGGGCATTGCGCGCCGCAGTGTTTTCCTAGCTACAGGTTTTCAAATTTGGGTAACAGGTAACAGTTACATTTTGTTTCAATATCCCATTCCTTGTTGTTTATAAATGACTTTCTCAAAAATAAGTTGTTACCCGTGGTGTTACCTTCCTTTCTGGGTAACAGATTTGGGTAACAAACTCAGGTAACACTCCGAGGTAACAATGAATCAGTCAGATTTTGCCCGACTCCATGGCGTCAGTCGCAAAACGGTCACGATGTGGAAAAGCAGGGGGTGGCTGATCATGTCCGGTGATGACATTGATGTTGATGCCTCAAATGCGCAGCTTGAAAAATACAGAAAAACCATTAACCGTCAGACAAAAGAAAAAATTGCAGCACCAGTTAAAAAGAATTTCGATCCTTCGCCATCCGTCACGATGGGGCAGGAAGAAGGGGGTGACCCGTCACTGGAAAGTATCGCCAGGGATTTCATTCTGGAAAACGGTGCGGAGTTATCACTGGATGAAGCACGGCGTGTAAAAGAAAACTACTTAGCGTTACTGACGAAACTAGAGTTTCAGCAAAAAGACGGTCAACTCATTGAAATGACCATTGCCGAGGAGGTTCTTTTCAACGCCTTTCGCCAACAGCGTGATGCCTGGATCAACTGGCCATCAAGAGTTGCACCGCTAATGGCTGCTGATCTTGGCCTGCCAGCGGACAGAATGACAGAGGTGCTGATTGAACATGTCCACAAACATATCTCAGTCCTCGGAGAGCCAGAATTTAACCCAGCATAAGACTGAACGACTTCAACTTAGTGCCAGAAAGGGGTGGACGCCGCCGCCGCGTATCAGCGTTCCGCAATGGGCGGATGACTACCGGAAGTTGGCTAAGGAGGCCGGGAGCACGTCGGGGAACTGGGAGACCTCGACCGTAGAAATTGCCCGCGGCCCGATGCTGGCGGCGACTGAATCCGGCGTGCATGTCATCACGGTGATGTGCTGCACGCAGCTGATGAAAACGGCATTGCTGGAAAACCTGTTCGGCTATTTTGCACATCTCGACCCTTGTCCGATTTTGCTCCTGCAGCCGAAAGAAGAGGCGGCAGAGCAGTTTTCAAAAGAGCGTATCAGTCCGCTAGTGCGCGTGACGCCGGTACTGCGGAAAATCATCGGCGATTCAAAACAGAAAAGTTCGAAAGAAACCATTCTGTATAAAGCCTTCACTGGGGGTTTTCTTGCGTTGGCCGGTGCCGGTAGCCCGGATAACCTAGCCCGCAGACCTATCCGCGTACTGCTGGCTGATGAGGTAGATAAATACCCAATTACCCGTGAGGGGGACCCGATTACCCTCGCGGAGGAACGAACAGCAACGTTTGGACTGACCTGGCTATCTGTTCGCGCCTGTTCGCCGACTGTTGAGGACGAGAGTCGAATTTCCGACAGCTATACCGAATCCGACCAGCGCCGAGCCTCTGTGGTGTGTCCGCACTGCGGTCATCGGCAGTTTCTGGATTTTTTCAAACACGTTCAGTGGCCGAAAGAAGGTGATAAACACCTGACAAAATCAGCCATGATTTATTGTGAATGCTGCGGTGCTGGATGGTCTGAAGGTGAGCGGCTTAGAGCATTGCAAACCATTCGCTGGCACCAGACCCGGCCTTTTGAATGCTGTGGTGAGCGGCACTCACCACTAATGGATTACGATCAGGCCTGGCATCTGAGTGATGAAAGCGGTGTGGATGCCGTCTGGCGCTGGTCTGAGTCAGAACGCCACGCGGTTTACCGGGCGATCTGCCCGAAATGCGGTACAGAGGCGGTTGATAATCATCATGCTGGCTATCAGGCATCAAAACTGTTTAGCCCCTGGCAGAAAGATAAACCTGCCGATATCGCGGGGAAATACCTCAAAGCGAAGGGTGATCCGGATAAAGAGCAGGCGTGGTGGAATACCCAGATGGGCCTACCACACCGACCCAATCACGGCAAACAGCTCCCGGTTGATGTTCTGCTGGCGCGCCGCGAGGTATTCCCTGCTCTGGTTCCTGATGGGGTCGCGTTATTAACTGCTGGTGTTGATACCCAGGATGATCGCTTCGAAATCACGATCACTGGATGGGGTAGGGATGAAGAGTCATGGTCAGTGGCGCATGACGTCATCTATGGCGATCTGGAAACGGATGAGCCTTGGAAACGTCTTGATGCATACCTGAAGCAAATCTGGCGCCGTGGTGATGGTCGTGGACTGAACATCATGGCGACATGCATGGACTCAGGGGGGCACCATACACAAAAGGTTTACGAATTTGCTAAGGATCGTCTTGGGCGTCGTGTCTGGGCGATAAAAGGTGAGTCTGCTCAAAGTGGCAGGCGTAACCCGGTCTGGCCGACAAAACGCCCAACATCGAAAAGCAAAGCTAGCTTCCGGCCAATAATCATTGGCGTGAACTCTGCTAAAGATGTCATTCGTGGCCGCCTGCATCTTGAAGTTCCTGTGCTGGGAATGGCTGCGGCTGGTTATATGCATTTCCCTGATGACAGAGATTTGGGGTATTTCAACCAACTGCTGGCAGAACGACTGGTCTACAAAGTCACTGGGGGTCAGCGTTACAGCGTCTGGGAACAGATACCCGGTAGGGCAAATGAAGCGCTCGACTGTCTCGTTTACAGCTACGCTGCGCTGTGCGGACTGAAACACATGGGGTTAAAACTCAACGTCAGGGCCGCCAATCTCGAAGCCAATCCGGATAAGTTCCTGCCTGCGCTATCTGAGCCTGAAGAACGTGTTAACTATGAATTGCCTGGTGCTGTAGTTAATGAACTACCCGTTGAAAAACCACGGCGGAAGCGAATATCGCAGCTTCTGCCATAAGGAGCTCCTGTGTCACAAATCACAACGCTATTGACCGGAATGAGTAAGGAACAATTAAAGCAGGCACTTAGCCAGGCACAGAAGGCATATATCGACCTGTCAACGGGGGAAAAAGGAGTCTCTTTTTCGTATACGCAAGGTGATGGAACCCGATCTGTAACCTATCAGCAGACAAGTCTCGGTGATTTGCTGGCTCTTATTCAAACGATACAGGCCATGCTTGGGATCTCCAGAAGGCGTCCAATACGTGTGAGGTACTGATGAGTGTACAAATTCTGGGGGCTGATGGGCGACCTTTGCCCCCCTCAAATCAGAAAATGAAATATGGGGCACTGTCAGGTAGCGGGAGAATTCCATACGATGCAGCGGACTCCTTTAGCGATCAAATGGCTAACTGGCAGCCAGCCCTGTGGTCACCAGATAATGAAATCAATATCTATCGTGACCGCATCGTTTCACGTATGCGGGACCTTGCGCGGAATGATGGCTGGGCATCGGGAACCATAACCCGAGTATTAGATAACGCGATTGGTGCAAATTACCGCCCCATTTTCAAACCCGATTACCGAATGTTGCGTCTCATAACGGGCAACAAGGCGTTTGACGCTACCTGGGCGGATGAATACGGAAAGGTTATTGAGGCGCACTGGCGTTCATGGGCAAATGATCCTGGGCGATATTGTGATGTTGAGCGAAAACAAACAGTGTCTCAGATGTTGCGGTTGGGATTTCGTCACAAGCTGCTCGATGGCGATGCGCTATTGGTCCTACAGTACCGGACTGACCGTTTGGGTCCTGGGCGAGGACAATACGCCACGACGCTACAAGTCGTCGATCCTGATCGCTTGAGTAACCCGCAGCAAAATTTTGATATGCCGAATGTTCGTGGCGGCGTTGAGATTGATGCTGATGGGGCTCCAGTCGCTTACCACATTCGTGAAGCGCACATCGGTGACTGGTGGAGTGGCGCTAAAACAATGACGTGGCAGCGTATTCCTCGTGAAACATCGTGGGGAAGACCAATAGTGATCCATGATTTTGATATGGAGCGCGGGGCCCAGCACAGGGGGATGGGGATTCTTGCTCCTATCGTACAGCGCCTGAAAATGCTGATTAAATACGATGAGTCCGAACTTGAGGCGGCAATCCTGAATGCCATCTTCGGTGCTTATATCGAATCGCCTTATGATGCTCAGATGGTGTCTTCAGCGCTTGGTGATACAGGAGGAGGGTTTGGTGATGGTGAAGAACTCAGCGCATATCAAACACAGAGGACTGAATATTATCAGGATAAGCGCCTGAACCTTCAGAACGGCGCACGTATCCCGCATCTTTTCCCTAATGAAAAAATAGTCACCCTGTCCGCTGCTCGACCGACCAGCAATTTTGACGGTTTCGAGAGCGCGGTTTTACGCAATATCGCCGCCGCAACAGGGTTATCAACTCAACAGGTAACACAAGACTGGTCAGATGTTAACTACTCATCTGCCCGCGCTGCGATGCTGGAAGCCTGGAAAACCCTGACCAGACGGCGTGAAGATTTTGCAACCGGAACAGCCCAGCCAGTTGCCTCTGCATTTGTCGAAGAAATTCACAGTATCGAATGCCTGCCTCTTCCCGATGGTGCTCCGGATTTTCTTGATGCAAAAGCTGCATATTGCCGTGCTCGCTGGATGGGACCCGGTCGTGGCTGGATTGATCCAGTGTCTGAGAAGAAAGGTTCTATTCTCGGAATGAATGCCGGTCTATCCACGCTGGAGATGGAAGCGGCAGAAAACGCCGGTGAAGACTGGGAAGAAATGCTGGATCAGCGCGCTCGGGAAATTGAAGCATTTAAAGAGCGTGGTATTCCATTGCCTGAGTGGGCTGAGTCGGCGTTACAACCAACAAATAATACGGAGGCGAAGTGAATCTACCTCATCTGGCGCAGCGTCTGTTTAATACGCCGCTAGCCCTTCACCCCAACAAAGCAGAAGTCATTATGGCAGCGGTTATGGACCGGTTCGGCATCAGTAGAATCGAATCCTCTCTGGCGATGGAAGATGATGACCGGTACGGCTACGACGACAGTCGTGGTCGGGAGTCAAAGCGAGACCACGGATATGACAACGTAGCCGGGGTCGCCGTGATCCCCATCTGCGGCACGCTGGTTCAGAAGTTGGGCAGTTTGCGACCGTACAGCGGCATGACCGGATATGACGGCATCCGCCAGGCATTTCTGACTGCACTGGCTGACCCGGAAATTAATGGTATTTGTCTGGATATCGATTCGCCGGGTGGTGAAGTAGCGGGGTGTTTTGATCTCGTTGATGAAATTTATAACGCCCGTGGAGCAAAGCCCATCCACGCTATTCTGACAGAAAATGCTTACTCAGCAGCGTATGCGATCGCCAGTGCTGCCGACCGCATTTCTGTCCCGCGAACCGGTGGTGTGGGTTCTGTCGGCGTTATCACGATGCACCTTGACTGGACGCAGCGAATTAAAGAAGACGGTCTGAAAGTGACAATTATCACTTTTGGTAGCCGAAAAGCAGAGGGATCGCCCTTACGGGAACTCTCTGAAGAAGCGTTCAATGCCATCCAGCAGGACATAAACACCATGGGCGAATTGTTTGTGAATACGGTCGCCAGAAACAGGGGGATTAGCGCGAAAGTTATCAAAAGTACTCAGGCTGCCTGTTTCATGGCTGCTGATGGTGTGGAGCTTGGACTGGCTGATGAGGTATGCCCTCCTGATGCCGCGTTCAGACATTTACTTGAAAAAACAGGAGCCTGAAATGGCAAAGAAACCGTTTAGTTTTGCTCACCTTATCGGACGTGGTGCGTCGGCATCCGAAGAGGAAGAAGATAAAAAATCCAAAAAGGCGAAAGCCCGTCGCGCTGAAGAAGACGAGCGTGACGATGATGCGGAAGACGAAGACCGTGATGACAACGCTAAAGAAGACGATCGCGATGATGACGCGAAAGACGATGGTGATGATCAGGATGCTTCCGAAGATGACGATTCAGACGATGATGGCGATGACGACCGCAAAGAAAGCAAAGCGGTGAAAAGTGCCCGTATTGCTGAGCGTAAGCGCTGTGCCCGCATCTTCGGCAGTAAGCATGCCGCTGCGAATCCGTCACTGGCCGCCTCACTAGCATTTAATACCGGCATGAGTTCTGCGGCTGCGATTGACGTTCTGGCATCTACGGCGCCAGCCTCGCAGCCACAGGCGACGCGCCAGCGCTCTCTCGATCAACGCATGCAGGAAAGTCATGATGTTCGGCTTGGGCAGGATGGAGAGAAATCAGTTGGCGGTAAATCGACACTGGTGAACAAAATGACCAGTCTCTATAACTCCACGAAAGGGGAAAAATAATGGATCAGTTTGGTCAGAGTGCCTTTGCGCCGGGCATGAAAAGCGCGTTATTCGTTCCTGATCAGCTCATCGCCGGTACACTCCAACTGGTGACTGACACCGGAATCATTACCGGCGGTGCTTATCAGCGCGGAACGGTTCTGGGACAGGTGACTGCCAGCGGGAAATACACTCAGTCTGTTAAAGCGGCAACGGATGGCAGCGAGACACCGGTGGCCATTCTGGTGGATGATGTTGATGCCTCATCTTCCGATCAGAATGGCGGCCTGTATTTGATGGGCGAGCTCAACCAGCACCGCATCATCTTCGATGAGTCTTGGACGATTGCAGAACTGAAAATAGCCCTCCGCCCGCTGGCTATCTTCCTGAAAGACAGCGTTCAGGCCCCTGTAACTACCGCCTGATTTATCCCACACCTCTCCTGACGACATGCTTTAACCGGCAGGGGCTGACTCATTTTCAATTTATGCCAGCGTGCGGCTGGCATCATCAAGAGACTGAATATGGAAACTATTTTTGATACCAGTGTGTTGGTACAGGTCGTTCCTAACCTGAAAACCAGCCAGAACTGGCTGCTTGATCGCTTCTTCCCGAATGTGGTGACTTACGAGACCGAAGAGGTGGCGATTGACGTGGATGTCGGTCTGCGTCGCATGGCGCCGTTCGTCTCCCCGCTGGTGGAAGGTAAACTGGTCGAATCCCGTAAATACCAAACCAATACGTTCAAACCTGCTTATATCAAAGATAAGCGCGCACCGGATCTGCGTAAGCCTATCCGCCGCCAGATTGGGGAGCGAATCGGTGGTGAATACACTGCGGCTGAACGCGAAATGCTGAACCTGCAGTTTGAAATGACCGACCAGATCGACATGATTAACCGTCGTCTGGAGTGGATGGCGGCTAGTGCTCTGGTATCTGGTACCGTCACGGTCACCGGGGAAGGTTATGAAACTAAAGTGGTGAACTTCGGACGTTCTCCTGACCTGACTATTACCCTAAGTGGCTCCGATAAGTGGCCGTTAACCGTTGCTGCCGGTACCACCAATACCCAGCCGTCAGATGATATTGAAGTCTGGCAGACCACCTTCCTCAAAGAGTCTGGCTCTGTTGCCACAGATCTAGTGTTTACGAGTAAGTCATGGCGCGCGTTCCGACTGGATACCACGATTAAGGATAATGCGATCACGTTCCCGGCGCTGAGTCCGTTTGGTAACCAGATTAATGCTGGTCCGCAGGCGATGAAAGGCGCTGTCTATAAAGGACGTTGGGGCAACTTTGACCTCTGGTTGTATAACGATTGGTTTATTGATCCGCTCGATAACGTCGAGAAGCCAATGGTTCCCGATGGTGCGGTCATTATGAGTAGCGCAGACCTGATGGGAACTCGTGCATTTGGCGTTATCCTCGATCCGGCATTCAATTACGGCCCCCTGGCTTATGCGCCTAAATCCTGGGTAAAAGAAGACCCGGCGCAACGTCTTATCCTGATGCAATCTTCCCCGCTGGTCATTCCAAGCCGGGTAAATGCGTCCCTCTGTGCAACGGTGGTCTGATATGGCTAAAACAACTAAATCTGAGTTGGTGGGTGATTTGAACGCGCGGGGCGCTGGCGAAGACAGCCTGAGCGTTGAAGATCTGAATGCGGGCGGAAACGCCCCAACTAATCAGCAGCATGACGATAAAGACGATACGGATTCATCCGGTGATGATGACACTAAAGGCGATGAGGACGAAGAAGTTGAAGAAGCTGATCTCCCTGACCCTGAATTCGTGGTTATGAAGGGAAATAGCATTCGTCATAACGGTGAGGTTTATCGCGAAAATACGCGTATCCCGGTATCTGGTAATGATGCCGAGCGCCTGCTGGCTGCTGGTGTGATTGCTGATGTTCAGGTGCTGCGTCAGCGCGTACTATCTGCGGCGCCAGCAGTGAGCGTCACTACGGAGTAAGCGATATGGGAGTGGACTGGGATTTACACCTTTTGAGTCCGCTACATGGCGTTTTCGGCGATGAACATGAGTACCGCCCGAAAAGTGGTGCTCCGTTCGCGATTAACGGAATTTTTGATCGTGGTTATGCGCAGGTTGCTGAAAACCTTGATGGTGATTCGGAAATTAGCACCTCCAGCCCGATGCTGGGTGTGCGTGATGCTGAATTTCGTAAGCAAGGAAAACCGCAACCTGCCGTATCTGACCGTGTATTTATCAAAACGGTCGGAGGTCAGGCCATTAATCAGTTATTTGTTGTATCCAACGTCGAACCAGATAGCCATGGCGGATCACGTCTTGTTCTTAATGTGGTGAAAACACGATGAATGCTTCAGTAATCCGAAAAATGGTGGTTGCCGCGCTGATAGGGAAAACCGATGCTGATGAACGTGTTTATTCGCCACGAGACTGGCCTACATCAGCAGAGATATATCCGGCAATTTTGGTGCAGACGCCGATTGACGTAAAAAACTCTCTGGGGCGCAACGCTCCGCAATTCAATACTGTCACTACCGTTCGTGTTACTGGTCGTTTACAGGAACTGGATGATGAGACAGAAGATAACGGAGCAGTTAAAGCCGAAGAAGCGTTGGAAGAGTTGCGTGAGCAAATTGAACGGGCGCTGATCAATAGCTACGAGCTAACCCGACAAACGCAGCAGTTTGTTCAAATCCGCTCAACGATTGATGTTGACGCCAGCGGTGAGGGGCATATGGCCCAGTTGCTGATGGAGTTGGATATCGAATATTACCAAGGGCCAGAAACGTTTTACGTTATCGACTCAAGCCCGCTTGTCGGCGTAGATGTCACCATTGATATGCCAGCAGGCACACCTGAACCTCGCGTAAAAATCAATCTTCAGGAGTAACTCATGTTTGTGAAACCCAAAGACGGGCGCAGTGTTCGCTGCCCTGTTAAGGGCATCCCTTTGCCTAAAGATGGCGCAGAGGTGCCGAGTAATCCGTTCTGGAATCGTCGCGTCAGTGACGGTGATGTTGAGCGGGTAGAAAACATCACCGGCACGGATAAAAAACGCGCCAATAATGGGGAGCAAAAATAATGGCAGTCCCATTCACTCAAATTCCCAGCAATCTGCGTACCCCGTTGTTTTATGTTGAGTTTGACAACTCAATGGCCAATACAGCAACGACGACGCAGCGCACGCTGATTATTGGTCAAAAACTGGATGTCGCCGAGGCACAGGCCAACATTCCCCAGAAAGTTTCGTCAGCATCAACGGTCGCTGGAATTTGTGGCTCAGGTTCGATGCTGCACAACATGATGACGGCGTATCTGGCTAATGATTCCACGGCGGAAATCTGGCTATTGCCTCTGCCCGACGCAGCAGGGGCTACAGCCGCATCAGGGAAGATAAAAATCAACTCAGCCGCTATGGAAACGGGCGTTATTTCCGTCTATATCGGCGGCGTGCGTGTTCAACTGACCGTTGTGCCTACTGACACCGTTGATAATGTTGCTAGTGCATTAGCGTCAGCCATTAATGCTAAAAACGCTCTCCCGGTTACCGCCGCCGCTGCAACGGATACCGTGACGCTGACAACTAAAAACAAAGGTGCTCACGGTAATGGGATTGATATCAGGCTGAACTATCTGGGCCGTGCCGGTGGTGAAATCACCCCAACAGGAATGGGGGTGACGATCACTGCTATGGCGGGGGGCGTTGGCGTGCCGGATATGTCGGCAGGGCTGGCGAACCTACAGGACAGAACGTTTGATTTTATTGTTAATCCCTACACCGATACGGCGTCACTGGATGTAATCAAGTCGTTCCTGTCTGACAACGGCGGTCGTTGGTCTTGGGATCAGCAACTGTATGGCCACTCGTATGGAACATTATCTGGAACATACGGAACGCTAAGTGCGGCGGGTGAAGCACGTAATAACCAACACGAATCATTGCTGGGTATTAACCGCTCCCCATCACCGGCCTACATTTGGACGGCTGCACTGACTGGGGCTATCGCTCCGAGCCTGCGTAACGACCCTGGCAGGCCGACGCAAACATTACCGATTAATGGCGTGCTGGCTCCGGCGTTGGAAGATCGTTTCTCGCTGACAGAGCGAAACAACCTGCTTTATTCCGGTATTTCCACATTCACTGTTGCAGATGATGGCACGGTGCAGGTTGAAAACGTCATTACAACGTATCAGGAAAACAGCTTTGGTGACGCTGATGACAGCTATTTGCAGGTCGAAACACTCTATCTGCTGATGTTTGTCACGCGTTATATGCGCACCCAGATAACCAGTAAGTTTTCCCGTATGAAATTGGTTGCCAATGGCACCCGTTTCATGCCCGGCTCGGCAATGGTCACGCCCAACACGATCCGCGCAGAACTGATTGCCCAATACCAAACGCTGGAATTTAACGGTTACGTTCAAGACGCGGCCAGTTTCGCGCGTGAACTGACGGTAGAAAAGAGCACATCGAATCCTAACAGGGTTGATGTGCTTTGGACGGGGACGCTGGTTAATCAACTGCGTATTTTTGCATTACTTAATCAGTTCCGCCTGCAAGCGAGCTAATCAGGAGACGAATAATGGCTGGAGATACAAGTAATCGCCTCGCCGGTACAGCGTATGTCACCGTTGATGGGGTGACAATCATGGTTGTTGGGCAGTTCAAGTACCGCCCATCAAAGGTGGAGCGGACCACGCTGACGGGAATGGATGGTGTGCACGGTTATAAAGAAAAGCCGATTGCGCCGTTTATTTCGTGTCAGGTTCGTGACAGTGGCGGAACTACCGTGGCTGATTTTAACGATCAGACGAACGTAAACATTGTGGCCGAGTTGGCTAACGGTAAAACGATCATCGGTCGTGGTATGTGGACGGTCAACGCTCAGGAAGTTGACAGTGAAGAAGCGCAATTTGACGTGCGTTGGGAAGGCGGCGAAGTTTCGGAGTATTAATTATGATCACTAATGTACAGACAAAAATCATTGAATTGTCATCTCCAGTAAATGATGACAAAACAAAAACGCTATATGAGCAAATTGAGCTGCGTGAGCCGTTATTGATGCAGGTAGAACAATTCTTTGCAGTCAGTGCTAAGGAAAGTGGTTTGGCTGGCATGAGAACGCTCATTTCGCTAACGGGGAATATCTCTGAACAGGTTGTAAAGCACCTATCTTATACTGACTTCAGAAGTTGTCAGGAGTACTTGCTCGGTTTTTTGAACGTAACCCCATCAGGCCGTGGCGAGAATTAGCGGCTGATGTGACATTTTTCTATCGATGGGGTCCAGACTCTGCATGGAATATGGATTATGCAACATTAGCCTGGTGGTGGAGCCAGGCTAATAGAATCAAGAATGTCGGGAGGGAAGATGGCTAATTCATTCGACTTTGATCTGGTTGCGAATGATCAAGTTAGTGCAGTTATTGCCAGCATTGATGAAGCTGTTAAAAAACTGCAAATTCCGTTAGATAGAACTAAGGAGGGGTTAAATCTCGGCGGCGACGAAACTGTCAGTAGCATCAATAAAGTGAATGAGCAATTTGATTTGCTGGCAAAACTGGCACGCGATAATGTCCAGTCAATCGGCGATATCGTCCCTCCGCTAAAAATGGTTGGGGAGTTAGGTGCTAAATATTCAGGGATATTGGGGAAAATAGGCGTTGCCGGGGCTGTGGCTGCTGGTGTTGGCGGCGCAGTAGTCGCTGCGGCAAAGGGGCTAACGCAGGCGGCGGATTCTGCATATCGACTGGATGTATCATCAAAGAATGCGGGCATGAGAGTGGATGACTTCACTCGCTTAGCTGGTGCAATGCGAATACTGGGGACTGAGGCTGACAGTGCGAACCAGTCTGTTGAGGGGATGTATAAAACGTTTAACGACGCCCTTCAGGGAAGAAATGGAAATACCATGGCCATTCTTGCCAAAAACGGCGTAAAAATTGCGGAGACGAAGAATGGCACAGCAGATGTTTTAAAAACATTTGAGAATCTAGCCATGGTGTTCCCAACTCTGGCGCCAGAAAATCAAAAAACGGTAGCTGATGCGATTGGATTGGATGAAAATGGGCTAATGCTGCTTCGCGAGGGTGGGAGACTGAAGGAGTTGTTGTCAAAATCTGACAAATTCGGCCTTACAGTGGACCCGCAGTTGAATAACCAACTGAATGATGTCAATACGACCCTAAAGGAGCTTGATGGTGCCTGGGAAGGACTGAAGCAGAAGACGAAAAGTAAAATATTTGAAGGGCTTCTTTCTGATGGTTCGGTCAAGGATGGCATTGAGGGTATAACCGATATATTGACGAACGGTCTTGATAGTATCTCATTATCTCACTTTCTTGGCGCAACTAGAGGGAAGGAAGCCGATCAACTGCGTTGGGGGTACAATAATCCCGAATTTTACAAGTCCCTCAGCGAATTGGATAAAGTTGGCCTTGATTATGGTGTTATGACCGACAGCTACAGGGAAAAATACGCTTCTTGGCATCGACCAGTTAATGCCGCATTGCAACTCCAAAACGATGTTAATGCTATACGAGTACCGCGCGCAGAAGCTGTTTCAGGGAGCGGTTCAGTGGACTCAAATGGCAGATCGGTGCGTAATAACAATCCGTGGAATTTAAACTATGCGGGGCAGCGTGGAGCTACAATTGAAGGTGGAGTAAGTGACCCCAGATTTGCACGGTTTCCAACCCCAGAGGCTGGCGTTTTAGCTGCGGACAACCAGCTTAAGCTTTATGCCACAGGAGCATCAAAAAACGTATCGTACCCACTGGACAACATAGGTGACATTATCAGAACTGCCTCTCCACACTCTGATAAGAATGATACTGATGGAATGATTCGTCGCGCCAGCGAGGAGTTAAGTGTTAAACCTAATCAGTCTCTTGACCTTTCAGACCCCGTGATGCGTTCCAAGGTTTTGGCTGCATTATTTAACCAGGAGGGGAATAATCGCCATAGTTCAGAACAGATACTGGGGATAATACAGGGCGCACCAAACATAAATGCACCGATCCGGTCGGTATCAACAGAGTCCGAAAGCCAAAGATTGGCGGGAACCCCAGGCGGAAGAACTGAGATTGAGCTAACCATTGTTAATGATCGTACTGGTGAGCGCCAGCAATATCGGGCACAACATGGGGGCCGTATTACGGCACCATTACAGTTCCCGTAATAAATGGTGCATCTTTGCGCTAGGTATCTATTGTAAAGGTCTGCTATGGTAAGCCGATAACAATAGATATTGTTATTGCAATGAGGGCGTAATGAAACGACTTATATTTTTATTTTCCATTATTTTGTTTTCTGGGATTGTTGATGCTGCAAGTTTAGCTAAGTGGCGTTATCCCAATGGAATACCTACTCTGTCATCTTCCGGTAATTCTGATTTATATATTGCATTGATAAATCATAAAACATGGCTATTTTCTCTTTTAGATTTACGAGATAGCTCTGAACCAGAGTCTGCATGTTACAAAAATCCTTCGCCTGAAATTAGAGATATCTCACCGGCAAAGATAAATGGGAAGTATGTGAAAATGATATCTATTTGTATCGGAAATGGATCAGGAATACTTCAACCAAAGACGGTTGATGGGAAAGCATACTTCAATAATCTTGTGTCTTCAGGTAATAGGATTGATATGGTTTTATCTGATACAACATCCATTTCATTCCCTGCGTCAGATATTAATGAAATGAGAAATAAAAGCGACGCGCTAAACTCCGCTATGTAGTTAAAAATTTAGTTAAGTTGAAAAAATCAGCCCCGAATTTCGGGGCTTTTTTACGCCCGGAGAAAAGAAAATGCCATTAGTTCATGATGCTGTGCAATCAATTTTGGGTGGAACGGGGAATAAATGGCGATGGGAAGATCATCTTCATCAGGCCAGTTTTCGCGGCGTTCCATTTGCCGTGGTTGCCGCTAATGGCTCTTTTGGGCGTAGGCAAGCCGTACATGAATACCCATACCGAGATACGGCCTGGATTGAAGATATCGGGCGCTCAACACGAAAAATGACGTTGAGAGGTTTCCTGCTTCAAGACAGTGCGAAATATAACGCACCGGATGTCATTAAACAGCGCGAGTCACTTATTGCAGCGTGCGAGGCTTTTGGCTCAGGAACATTAATTCATCCAACATTGGGAGAATTAACGGTCAGCATTCCTGAAGGTGGTTTGAAAATCAATGAAAGTATGGATTCCGGCCGCGTATTTGAATTTAGCCTGACCATCATTGAGTCGGGATTAAAAGTTTTTGCTATTACAGGAAATAGCGCTGCTGCAACGTTAGTCAAAGACGGTTTTCTAAAAACAGCCAGTACCGCAGTTTTTACTTTTATTGCGCAGGTTAAAGGGGAAATGCGTAGTGTTACACAGGCCATTAAAACGATTAAAAACGTAGCTAATTTCTGGGTAAACATGGCTAACAGCACAGTCAGTGAAGTAACCAATTTGGGAAATACGCTGCGTAGTACATTCGGTAGCGAACGCTATGGACGCTATAACCGCGGAGATGTTGGCGGTAACGCATCTGGCCAGTCGAGTGCTGACGCCGATGACTATCTTTCTCTGACTGATCAAGTAATGGCTCAGGGTGTTGTTGATCGTGAGTCTATTTTAGAAAAAACGAACGCTGTTAGGAATGCATCATCAATAGAGGGTTTTGCAGATGCCGTTAACGCTGCGGTAGTTGCGATATTGAATAGTAGCGGGGGGTTGGAGGATAGGGTCAGAGCGCTGGAAAATTTAACCACGCTGAACGACTCAACGCTCTATGCGACAGAGGCTGATCGTAATGTTTCCGACAGCGCGGTCATCTTTATTGTTGTGTTATGCACGGCCGCAATGGTCAGCGCTGCGGTTGAATACAACCCGTCGAGCAGTGATGAGGCAACGGCAATTCAAAACCGTGTATGTGAAAAACTGGATGACGCACTCGTTAATGTAGGCAATCGCGGCGATGATGATGTTTATGCTCAGTTGCTTGAGTTGCGTAAAGCATTTATTGATGCAATGCGAATAAAGTCCGGCACGCTGGCCAGCGTAATGCAAGTTACTGTTCCAAAAACACTCCCATCACTAACACTGGCAAATCGCCTGTATCAGGATGCAACGCGCAGCGATGAGTTAATACAAGAAACCAATCCCCGTCACCCGGCATTTATGCCCACAACGTTTACGGCATTACGAAAATGACAGATGAATTAGTGCTGACAGTCGGAGGGAAACAACTCTCCGGCTGGGATGAAGTGCGCGTCACGCGTGGAATAGAGCGTTTTCCGTCTGACTTTGATTTATCGCTAATGGATTATTACCCCGGCAGTAATGAGCGGCAATTGGTTAACCCTGGTGATGAATGCACTGTGCGGTTGGGTAGTGATTTGGTTCTGACGGGATACGTTGACCAGTGGAGTCCGATGATCTCACGAACTCGTCATGAGGTCAGAGCAACAGGTCGTAGCAAATGCCAAGACCTCGTTGACTGTTCGGCAGAGTGGCCTAACAACGTCATTAATATGTCCGACCCCATCCAGTTAGCCAGAAATCTGGCTCAGCCTTACGGTATTTCCGTATCGTCTGATGTGACAGGGCTTGAGGCCATACCCCAATTCACCCTTAACTGGGGGGAGTCAGCACAGGAGATCATTGATCGGGTTAGCCGGTTCTCTGCGTTACTTTACTACGACCTGCCGGATGGAAACTTGCATCTCACTCGCGTTGGAACCAAAAAAGCGGCAAGCGGTGTTGCGGAGGGCGTGAATGTAGAGACGGCATATTTCAGCAGTTCCATGGATGAACGATTTTCCGAATATATCGGCGTGTCAATGTCGATAACTCCAGTTGCTGAATTGGGTGGTAATTATAGTGCGGTCACGCTGGCTACTGCGCGTGATCCGGAGGCCGCGAAGATGCGTAATCGTAAACGCATCGTAATTGTTGAAAGCACAATGAATGCAACGAATCAGGCTCAGCGTGCAATTGACTGGGAGATGAATCGCCGTTACGGGCGTTCGCGGCAACTCAATGTCACGATCGACAGCTGGCGAGACAGCGCGGGGGTGCTGTGGGAGCCAAATACGCTTATTCCTATCAAAATCCCTGTTCTGGGTGTGGCTGACGAGGAATGGATTCTGGCTGAGGTTACCTATATTCGTGATGCTCAGGGTACACACGCCCGGATGACGCTAATGCCCCCAGCAGCTTTTAGCGTCCAGCCGTATGCGTTCTATCAACAGTTGCTGGAGCTAAACAGATGAATATTGATAACAATTTTATTCGTCGGCTTGCAACTCGCGTGGCCATGATGCTCGGCGTGGGGAAAATCACGGCACAGGATGATGGCGGCGTTGTGCAAACCGTTCAATACAAAACGCCTCTTGAGGTTGTAGGTAACATACCTCGGATGGCGGAATTCGGTTTTTCTTCGGGCTTACCAGTCGGTACAAACGTTGTGATCGGATTTCTAGGTGGCGATCGTTCTAGTGCTGTGATTCTGGCGAGCAGTCATCCTGAATACCGTCATAGAGATTTAAAGCCGGGCGAGGTAGCCGTTTACAACCAGTGGGGAATGGTTATCCGCCTGACAGAAGAAGGGATCATTGTTGAGGCGAACGGGAAGCCGGTTACCGTCAATAACGCAACCAAATTGACGGCAACGGCAACAGATGAGGTCAGGCTGATTACCCCCAAACTCATGGTTACGGGCGACATTATTGATAATTGCGATAGCAATACGGCGACGATGAAACAACTGCGTGATGCGTATAACGAACATGATCATAGCGTTGATAACGTTCAGCCGGGTAACGCGTCAATCACCAGTAAAAAGCCGGGGAGACAGGTCACATGACAGATATCAAGTCGTTCTGGAACGTTGATGAAATTCATGCCGACTGGATCGCAGGCGAAGGGCGTTTGCTTGATGGCGATGATTTGCAAACGGCCATTATCATCAGTTTGTTTACCGATCGCCTTGCTCGTGCTGATGATAACTATGAGAGCACAGACAGGCGGGGATGGTGGGGGGATTCTGGCGAAAAAGACCTAATCGGTTCACGTCTCTGGCTGTTACGCCGCCAAAAGTTGACAACTTCTGTGGCGCTAAATGCGGAGGAATACGCAACAGAGGCCCTTCAATGGATGATTGATGATGGCGTTGTCGGCTCGCTTAATGTCGTTACACAAATCGTTTTTCCCGCCCGCTTGAATATGGCGATCAGCTATTCACGTCCTAATGGGGATAGCTATGAAGAAATGAAATTTTTCTGGGTATGGGAGCAAAAAACCAATGCCATTTAAACGAAAAACGCTGACAGAATTGCGTGAGCAGAACCGTGTTTTTCTGCAAACCGAGCTGAAGTCTGTCGGTAGCCTGCTGAGGTTTTCAAACCTGAGCGTCATTGCTGATGTTGATGCAGGGATGGCACACCTGCATAACGCGTATCTGGATTATATTGCGCTACAGGCAACCCCGTTTACAGCTACAGATGAATGGCTGGCTGCATGGGGAGCTATGAAGAGTGTTTATCGCAAACCGCCAACACCAGCTACAGCGGAGTATCAAATCAGCGGAAACGTTGACGCATTTATACCAGCGGGTTCGTTACTGAATCGTAGCGATGGCTATCAATACCGAATTGATACCGATGTAACCATCGGCAGTACGGGAACGGAAACGATAGCGATTACCGCCGTACTCTCTGATATAGCGATTGACGTAACAGGCGGCGGGAACGCGGGAAATTCTCCGACTGGTACGGCGCTGACATTAGACAGATCGTTTGTTGGTGTTGTGTCTACAAACATTATGAGTACTCCCGCAACTGGAGGTGCAGACCTTGAAAGCGAAGAGTCTTTCCGCGCCCGCATATTATCCGCGTTCCAGAATCCCCCGCAGGGTGGCAGCGATGCAGATTACAAAAAATGGGCGCTCGACGTGCCAGGTGTCACGCGTGTGTGGGTGCGCCGTAGAGCACTAGGACCCGGTACTGTGGGTGTTTACATCATGTGCGACGGGGATGATAAAACCAATAATGGTTTTCCGGTTGGCACGGATGGCATTTCCCGTCTCGAAGATTGGGGTGCGTATAAAGCAACGGGCGATCAGGGGCGCGTTGCTGATTACATTTTCCCGCTTCAACCTGTCACAGCCTTGGTCTGGATATGCTCACCGATAAAGCGGACTGTTGATATCACGCTCAGCGGATTATCTGATGCGCCTGCATCAATTAAAACGGCGATACGCGATGCACTCAACGCAGTTCTGTTTGAAAACGGCAACCCTGACGGAACGGGCCGAGTTTTACTCTCCGACCTGAATTATGCGATTGGCGGAGTAAATGGAACGACTGGGTACATTCTGGAATCGCCTGTGGCAAACATTGTACTGGGAGTCGGTCAGTTGCCCGTGCTTGGCGAGGTCACCTACTTATGAATCAATACGATGTTGATGACTATACCCATGCTCTCCAAAACCTCATGCCAACGGGCATGGCATGGCCCCGCAGCGTCGATGGTATTCAATACGCATTATTACGAGCGTTAGCACAATCATTTCATGCAACAGACGTTACCGCTCATGAGCTTCTTACTGGAGCATTTCCTCCAACCGCAACGATGTTGCTTCCTGAGTGGGAGGCAACATTGGGTCTACCTGATGATTGTGCGATCGGAGATATCGTTACGATAGAGCAGCGGCGGCAGGCTGTTGTCACAAAACTACTCAGTACCGGTGGGCAGTCCAAAACGTATTTCATCGAATTAGCAGCAATGCTGGGCTATGAGGTCACGATAACTGAGTATCGACAGGCTAGAGCGGGTCTATCTGTCTGCGGTGACCCATTAAATGGGGAATTTTGGCCGTTTGTCTGGCTGGTAACGATTACTAAAGATAATCCTGATGGCCCGATACGACTACTGAAATGTCGTTTGGATGCGTTTTCCCCATCGCACACTGTCTTACAGTTTCTTGATGACCGCGGTGAGGTGATCGAGGACGTTTTTTTTAATGGTGCCGTGGCATTTAACGGCAGCACTATGTTTCGAGGTGATAATGTCAGACCAGGTTGAAATCCCAGACATTGATGATTTGCCAGACATGCCGGAGACAGCAGAATTTACCCCTGTAGTTAAATTACTGACGACTGAAACACCTGTTTTGGGTTATGACGGAACCGACATTAATCCGGCAAACTGGCAAGCGAAAGCGCTAGCGGACCGCACGCAGTGGCTACGTGACCGTCTGTTAAATCTGTCCACGCGCCTGGTTATGTCAGTAAACGGTAAAACGGGAAATGTCGTTGTCACGTATAACGATGTTGGTGCCGATGCTGCGGGGACGGCTGACGCGCTGATGACTGCGCACGTAACAGCTCTCGATCCGCATACACAATATTTTGATGAAACACGCGGTGATGCACGTTACGTTCAGCGGTCGCTGGCGAATCAGTCTAACGGCTGGCTGCAACTCGACGCGTCCGGCAAAATCCCCGCGTCGATGTTAACAGTGCTCGCGTCGCGCTATGTTGTCGTAGCAAATCAAGCCGCGCGACTGGCGTTAGCATCATCTGCAAATCTCACGATTTGCGCGCAGGCCGACATTGATCAACTGTTCTATCTAAACGGCGGCGACAATCCAGCCATAGCAGCAAATTGGGTTGCCGGACAATCCGCCACAGTTTCTGGCGTATCGTCTGTATACGGACGAACTGGCGCAGTAACGGCGCAAAACGGCGATTACGACGCGGACAAAATCACAGAGACTGCAACTCGTAAATTTGCAACGCCAGCAGAAAAAACGGCGTGGAATGCGAAACAGGCTGCGTTAGTTTCCGGTACCAACATCAGGTCAATTTTCGGTAATTCTCTGCTGGGCTCAGGGAATTTAGCGCCAACACCTGCACAAATGGGGGCGGCGGCGGCAGTTCACACACATACAACGGCAGATATCACAGACTACACACAGAAAACCCAGCAACTCATTACGGCATCATTAGAAGCCGGAACGGGCGTAACGTTGGGCTATAACCCGATCAACGGTAAAACTATTATCAGTGCTGTTGGCGGATCTGGCGGCTCGAGCAATTACATCGTTGTTGATCGTCAGGGCGCGGGCGCTGGTCAGTTGCATACGTTTAACATCAGCACACAGAGTGCGTTTAATCTCGCTGCATTTGCACTACGAGAGGAATCCGGTTTAACAAACGTTACTGTGTTAGTTGATGATTTCAATGCGGCGAGTGAGTTGGGCTATGACGTTACTGACGCGACAGTTTTTGATGGTCAGCTACATGCGTATAGCGGCACAACGGTTCGATTAGCACGAGACGATGAGTTTTATTCTGCACCAGCCAGAGCGGACGGTGAGTCGGTTTCTGTCTCAATTGTTCGAGAGACAATAATACCCGCAATGACATCAGATAATCAGGCTGGATATGCTGCATCTGCATCCTCTATATTTTCATCTGCATTTCCCGCATATATTGCATTTGATCAGAAAAACACTATTGGAGTTGCTGGGGACGTGTGGGCGCCCGCAGCATTGCCGACAATATCCGCCCCACAATGGCTGCGAATCGATATGCCGTCCGCGCGGCGAGTGGGGGGTTATTCTGTAAAAAACAGAATTTCCGGTGAACTAGCTAGCCCTCGATCATGGGTGTTGCAGGGTAGCAACAATGGCACTGTCTGGGATGATATTCATTCAGTTACAGATGATACAAATAACGCAGGCGGCAATGTTCGGCGCTATGAGTTGCAATCACCTGCACAATTTTCATCATATCGACTACTGATTACGGCAGGAAATGGCGGTTATAATTTTGTTACTATTGCTGAGTTTGAATTATATCCAGCGGCAAAACTGCTGATACAGACACAAAACAACAGATGGTTTTCATCAAATAATGGTATTTTGAATGAAACAGATTCGCCATTATCAGGCGATGATTTCTATAATGATGGGTTTGTTTTATCAGGAGATATTTCCGCGTCGCAGTTAAATGAATCGTTCATTCATGTGTACAGCAACAGTAATGTATTAGTCTCTATAAAATACGCACCAAAAAAACAGATAGCGATTCAAAAATCATTGTCGTCAGCATCATCATGGTCACAAATCAATTCTGCAACGCTCACAGCCACGCAGACGGGCAGCGGCAAGGTACGTGTTGCCGTCACACGGGATCTGGTGAACTGGCATGTGTTGCGGAGCGGGGCGTGGGTTGATGTGGGGGCGCTGTCAGCAGATACCGCAGGTGCAACGAAACTGATTACTGACGGCATGGCTCCAGCCGAGCTTGGCGCTATTACTGCGGCGCAGTGGACGCAACTGTTTTCATCCAATAACGGCGTGCCGGACTCGCTGGCGTTCGCGTTCGCGCTTGATATCACCGATCCAGCGGCAGATGTCGCGGTAATAGATCGTCTATTACTAAACGTAAACAACACATCGTCATGGAGATTACAAAGCCCAGCTGAAGTGGAGATTCGTTGGAGAAATGACAATGTGACATTCAGAAATATAGCGTCAGGAAATTATAAATTAGCGTATCAAATACCATAGGGGAATATAATGTTACGATACTGGTTGCGTCTGGATATTATGGAGTATGTCAGTAGCGGTGATGATTTAACGTTTCTGGGTTATATTGAGGTGCCAAAAAAACCAGAGCCGCACCCAGAAATATATGGGTGGGATATTAATGCGTGGGGTTGGGTTATCAGTGAACAGCTAGCGCGGGATTCGATTGCTTTATCGCGATATGAACGAGAGACGTCAGGAATTACATTTAACGGCAATCAATTCCACACAACAGATCGCAGCAAAACAATGTTGTGTGGTGCGGCGATTAAATGCCTGCGCGACGAAAATAAAACATTCAACTGGAAAACTATCGACGGTCAATTTATCGAGTTGTCATCTGTTGATATTCTCGCGCTGCATGATGCTGTTATTGATTACGTCGAATCCTGTTTTAGTCGTGAGCAATCATTAGTTAATTCACTGTTACTGAATGAATTAACTGCGGAAATGATTGACGAGGGTTGGCCGTCTAACAATCTGTAAAGCCAACTTATCACCAGGCCGCTAACCCAGCGGCCTTTTTATTTCTACAAAGCAGGGCCTCATATGAGAAAAATCAGCAGAATAACAAACACAGCCGATACTAATAATGAATTCACGGATGGTATTGTAGCGGCCGGAGTTCAACCAACAATTCTCCCGGCAGGCTGGTTTAATGTTATTCAACGTGAGTTAGTTGCTGTAGTCGAAGGCGCAGGTCTATCGCTGGATGATAATAATGATAAGCAAATCAGTGAAATTATCGGGAAGATATCATCTGTAGTTAATCATTACAGAAACTACGGCTACCCGTTATGGGAAAATACAATACCGTACGAAACTGGGACTGTTGTCCGTCATAACGATGCACTGTATTTATCACTGACGGATAACAACAGAGTTATACCCGGCACTGATGCGTCGTTTTGGCAGCCGTATATTCAACGTGAATCAACCAGGGATGAGGCGATATTGGGTCAGGGTAGTCAAGAGGTCATCACTCCACGCCGCCTGCACGACGGAGCCAGTTATCTCGATGAGCAGATGAAAAACTCTATGATGCCATATCTGGTGCCCGTAGGGTTTATCGGCCTGTGGGGTAGTGACTCACCAATTCCGTTGGGTTGGATTCGACTGGGTGATGAGTTTGATGTCATAAAAAACCCAAAACTAGCGGCGATTTACCCCAGCGGCAAAACTCCGATCCCCTACGGGGAATTCATGCGATTTCATGACCCTGTAGGGAATGTTGACCCAGATCGTGATATTGGCAGTACGCAAGACGGAACTAACGTTTGCGCGGGAGATCCATCGGTAGAGGCAACTCCATCTGTTTCATTTTACAACGCTGTTGATAACAATCTGGATACGTTAGTTAAAAATCTGGGAGGAGAGCGAGCATCAACGATTAATGACTCTCTCGTTAAATTAAATTCGTCCACTGGCGGCAGGATTGATCCCACGCCAGCGTCTGGTGGCGCAATGACTGTTCGCACGAGAAACATTGCATTAACGGGCATCATAAAAACCGATCAGGCAGAAAATACCCCCCCCATTGCTCCTGTCGCCATCGTCGTCACTCCGCGAGACTCTGTGATAAATGCTGGCAAGACTAAACAATTTTCTGCATTGTTATTCCCTGCTGAATTTCAAAACGATTACCCCGTTTCGTGGTCTGTTAGCGATTCGACTCTAGGGGGCATTAGTGCCAGCGGATTGTATACAGCGACGGCAGGGCAAACGGGAACGCAGACAATCATTGCGTCGATCAGTACCGGATTAACGCAAACGGTCACGCTAAATCAGTATGTTTTCCTCACCGCGATTTCTATTGCTGCGATACCGAATGTTCAGGTTGACGGTACATATAATCTCGCTGTGACATTCAATCCGTCGAACTACACAGAGCCCGCTGACTATGCGAGCAGCGATGCGCAAATTGCCAGCATCGTTGGCGGCGTTGTAACTGGCGTTGGTGCAGGAACGGCGACAGCCAGCGTGACAGGCCGATACTCTGGCGTTACCGCATCGCGCCCCGTCACTGTCACACCTAAAGTTGTTGTCGAAAAATATCTACAGATTAACGAGCGTCTCTTAGAGATTGCCGCTGCTGGCGCAACAGCGCAGGCGGCAGCGCGTAATAATTTGGGGCTGGGTGGGCTGGCAACAAAAGACGGTCTCACGGCTGCTGATGTTAACGCAGTGCCTCAGGCTCAGGCGTCACTCAGCACTGAGAACCTGAATACTGTGTTATCACCTGGTCGTAAATTCCAATCACTGACGAGCAACGCAACGCTGGCGCGTAATTATCCGGTAGCACTGGCGGGTATGCTAGACGTTATCAGAACGACCGACGCAGGCATTCGCCAGACGTTCTACCCGTATAACACGACCGAGGTGTATCACCGCTACTGCGTTGACACTGCGGCGAACCCTGTAGTGTTTAGTGCGTGGGGAAAATCTGGCGGTGACTTTTTGGAGAAATCACAGAATCTGCTGGACGTGCCGGACAAACCGACCGCGCGCGATAACATGGGGTTGGGATACACAATATCGACGAGTGAACCACCGGCCAGCGCCGCAGGCTACGCAGCGGGCCATATCTGGTACCAAGTTTAGCGAGGGGTTATGCCAATATTTCGTGAATCCGGGGGCTCGTTTGCCCCCGTTAAACAGCTCAATATTAATGATGTCGGAACCGTCAAACGTGTTGCGGCGGCGTGGGTCAATGACGGCGGCGTGTTCAAAAAACTGTTTCCAACAGAACCAGTAAATATGGAAGACTCCCCCATTTTCGATATAGAAGGGGCTACTCATCGATTTGAGGGGTTTGATTACAATCCAGCTACAGGGAGACACGGCGCGTGGAGCCTAAATATCAGAATACCAATACTCGATACGTCAGGGCTGGGAGCGGTAACATCCAGTCTGATAATTCTTACAAAGGATGGAAACCCCCAACAAATTCAGTATCGCGTGGGAAGCGTATCTTCAATAGTTGTCCGGCCAAATGGCGATGCGCCTGATTCTATCTCACCACCACATAACGGAACTACTCCACTCAGTATCATGTGGCACAGCGAGGCACGCTGGATAACGATTCCGTACAACGCTGCGCTGATCGGGACTGTTCTGGATATCAGAATTGAAGTAACAGCGCGGGGGGTTACGTATTTTTACGACACGTCAGCAACACTGATTGCGATTTGATTACGCAAAAAACGACAACCTGCCAGCGATAATATCTAATGCATCCTCGAGTGTAGGAACTGGATCGATATGAATCGCTGGCGCGTCAGTTTCGCCGACGCGTACAGCGACATAAAACCCCGAGTCTTCAATAACAGCGTATGAACCGAGCGGGCAATCAGTCAGCATGTCGCTGTCGTCTAAAACGCAGATTGTCGTTCCGTGATAGTCGATAGTTTTCAT